TAACTACAGGCATTTCAGTGACTTTGTAGTCCTGAATTGCGTCTTTGTAGTCTACTAATACCCTGTTAGCGGTTGAGCTTAATTGGCTCGATGCTATACCGGGGTTTGTTCCTGCTGCTACCATTGTTTATCTCCTTAGAACACCAAGACCTTTACTTGGGCTTCTGTTCCTGCGTTTGCCTCTAGTGCTACTGCACATGGGTTTTTATCTGCTCCTGAAGCTTCTTTTACTAATGCTCCAGATTCTCCGATAGTCAACAAATCACCAACTGCGACGTCGACTGAGTCTCCGTCTACATTAGCGTAAATCATGATTCCACTGCCGGTTAGCATAGAGACTAAGTCTCCTGATGCTGCGTCTGCTAATGCAAACCCTGCTGGCGGAACATCATCAGTATCAGCTGCGATTAATTTTGCGCTGCTGTTAAATTCTAATGCGTCTCCTGCGTTGATGGCTTCTGCTGCTTCGAAGTTCATGATGCGAGCTGGTGCTCCGCCATCATTAACTAATATAGTCTTTACGATTGCCATATTTATTTACCTATTCTTCTTCTCCCTTAAAGATGATGCGTCCGTTTTCCATCGCAAACATGCGTGGGGTTTCTTCTGCTTCAGCTTCTACTTCTGGGGTTTCTTCAGCATCATGGGATTTACCTTTTCCGAAAGTCCTTTCGGCTTCCATTGGAACTGGCATTGATTCCATAGCGATACTGAATCCTTCTAGCTTTATATTGTCCCATGCTTTGAGTTCCTCTGCACGAGCATCTTTCCCATCGTCTTCGAGTTTACCAAGTGCAACTTCCTTCTCTAGGATGGTTGCTACGAAAGAGTTTACACGTTCTTCAGCTTCTGCTGCTTCTTGTGCTTCTTTTTCTTCTTGGAATTTTGATACGAGAGCGATTGCTTCTTCGTGCTTAGAATTTAACTCAGCATAGTTTTCTTTCATCTCTTCAAGTTGAGACTTCATAGATGCGAATTCACGCTCTGTGATGGTCTCTGCTTCTGAGACAACTTCTTTTACTTGTTCTTCAGCCATGTTTATTTCCTCGCTGTTGTTCCCGTGTGTATCACAGGCACATGAATCTTCTTCGTGGCCACCACAGCCACAATCAGATTCTGATTCCGATTCTTCACCGAATTCACGGTGGTCATCGCATTCCTTTCCATTTTCTATCGTACATGCGTCACAAACGGGGGTACGAGTCTCATTATCAATAAAACTCACCTCAATAGGACGGATGTCCATTGCAAACGGTTCTCCTAAAACATCTACATCTTTAGAAAACCAATCGATAGAGACATGCGTCATATCTCCGTTTTCAATCTTTTCTAACACTCCATTATTATTTGCTGCGTTTTTATAAAGTTGCGCAAGCATCTTTATTGCAGTTTTACCACCTTCAAGCTCTACGATTTCTGGGTTGATAGCCTTTCCAAGGAGGTCGTCCTCGGTTCGTTGGTGATTGTAGTAAACTGGTAACTCAGTAAATGTTTCTACACTATTTTTTAATACGGACGGTTCAATAAAGACCTTCTGGTCGCCATCTTCGTCGTGAGGGCCTGACGTTATAGCGATAACTGGGTATTCTATATATTCATCCGTGTGAACAGGTTCTTGTAGTTCCAATGCAAAACTGCGTTGGTTTTCCTGTCCGCCCTCGGCAGATTCAGCAAACTGTCTACCAGTTCCTTCCTCTACCCTCATACGGCACATATTTGCCGTAATCTCTTGATAGTCCTTTATACCTCTCTTTTTGAGAGTTGGACCTACTTCTATTATACAACGTTCATAGTCGTACTCTTTGCTCATTCTTCTCTATCCCCCGTTGGATTTGCAGCTGGTTCGTTACCAGTGCGGTTTTCTGCCCTTTCGGACTCTTCTGTTTTATCTTGGTCTTTTCCTCCAGATATATTTGCGTTCTTTGCAGTATCTTGCACTTCAGCTACTCCTTCCGGATTCAATCCTCTTTCTAATCTAACTTCACCGGGTGCGAGTACACCCTCTGATAGATATATCATATCAGTCTTTGCTTTTACAAATGCATCGTCTACGTTTATATTTCTGAACTTAAACTTAGCGTCACCACCTAATAACTGTGGCATTAGCTGACTATTGATAGCAGCTTCAACCGCAGACTGTAAATGCTTAACGTATGGCTCAAAAATTGCACGCGCTTGTTCTGGCTTGTCGAACATTGTAATTGGAACTTTAAGGGCCACATGTATTTTCTTGAGCAAATCGTCAGTATATTTTCCATACTCAAAAGCTCGTTGTGTACCTTGTAACTCCTTGACTGTAATATCATTACCATGTATAATGTCTTCGCCGGGTTCCAGCGCATTAAATGCTGCCACGATTTCATTAATTTTATCAGGACCATAAGGCATATCGGGGAGTCCAGCGCTAATATCAAACCTACTAGTAGCGTATTTGTTGAGAGCAGCACCGATGTCCCGTTCTGCATAATCTTTAAGGTCAACCAAATAAAGAATTGGATGGATGTCACTAAGACCATAAGCGTAATCATCGAATGGATTGTTACGGTATACGATAAGTTCGTCCTCTTCAAATCTAACTGACTCTTTGTCATCTCCTAAATCCTGATAGTAATACATTACCTGTCCACTAGGACTTCTTTGGATATATAAATTTTGAGAAGACCGGATGATTAAGTTATCACCAGTCCACTCTAAAAAGGATGTACCAAAGATTCTACCATTACGAAGCCAAGTATAAAGCGTCTGTTCTAAATTAATTTCGTCAAACAATTCAGAAATAGCTTCTCTGTCTTCATCATTATCGGTGACTATATCATACCCATCCTTAGCGGCATACATACATGGTAAATCTATTAGAGTCCTTACTATAGGGTCTGATAAATATACATTCATATAAGTCTTATAATCACCTAGCTGTGGTTCTTTGAGAGCACCATTGCCACCAAACATACCTCCGGTATTCTGGAGTTGTATACGTTTTATGACACCTGCACCGAAACTTCTTGGGCTATCTTCAGTGAATGGAGGGTTCTCTCCTTTAGTTGCGAAACTTCGCCTATTAAAAGGCCAATAATCTCTTAGAGCCACGGCTATCATTCCAATATAGTACAAATGAGTATATAAAGCTTTCGCTCAAAAGGCCTTTATAAACCAGAAAGTCTTCCCTTATTTAAAGTTTTCGACCGTCTAGTGGTAGTAAATATACCTCTTGTAGGTCCTGCACGTCTGGTAGTACCTGATTGTTGTATAGATACACTTGCAAACGACGCAGATGGTGGTAACATAGACAAAGATGCGTGCAGCGCTACTGCTGTACTATCACAGTAATCATCATGTTTACCTGTAGGTGCAGAAATCTTCTCTGTTTTGTTGGCTGCATCCATAACATACTGTAAATCTATGTGTTCTCTTAGCCATTTATTGACTAATTTGGCCTCTGGAGGGTCTAAATCCTCTGGATGAGGTACTTTTACTTGCCCTTGTTGTATGTAAGATGCCATATCTCTATATATTTGCGTCTTACTACCTTTAGGACCACCAGTAAAGATAAATGGTATAAATTGTATCTGTGGTTTACTGGATATACATGCTAACTTTATTTCTTGCTCGATAGCACCACCAATACCCGTCGCATCAATAATAACCCTATCAGCACCAAAATCGTGAGCTGCATCCATGATACGCTTACGCTGATATGGAATGTCATGTCCACCTGACTTAGGGCCAATTTCCTCAAGGTATATAAGATTTGCGGTATTACTATCCTTGTCTTTAGATGTACTCCATACGCTAATAACAGTGCTATTAACAGATTTACCAATGTCAACACCCACAACACAGTTTGGATAATTATTTCCTCTTTCTCCAAAGGTTCGTCCTCTGGATAAACAGGCTTTGAGTAATTCGGGATTGAAGATGTTCGAGACCGACTCGACGAACTCGCACTCATATTCTGTTCTCCAATATATTGAATCTTCCCCCCATTCCCTCATCTTTTCAGCCATATCATCATCAGTATAAGGTGCAGCATAGGCTCGCCCAGCCTTTACAGCATCTCTCCATGTAAATACCATTCGTTCGAATGAGTTGTTATATGCATCATCATAAAGATAGCGCCACATGTGATTCTCTTTACTCTTGGGCGTACCTAGGTTAATAAAAGGAGCTCTATTAGAAACAATAGCAGGCTCTACGTTGTCAACAAATAATTTGTCATCTATTAGTGGGCTCTCATCTACAATACAAAATGTAGGATGTTGTCCTCGTATAGCTTGTCCCTGATTTGATGGGGCTAAAGGGGCTCTACGTAGAACTGTTCCTCCCTTCATTGTGATATTAGGTTTATTGTGAAACCTATAGGTATCAATCAATCCATTAAGAAAACTGTTATCAGCAAAATGCCTATAACAATAATTAAATATAAGTGAAGCTTGGTCCTCAGTTGGAGCCAAGATAAAAATTAAATCCCTGAATCTATTAAAGAACATGTAGATACATACAGCTACCGAAAGAGCAAAAGACTTGCCACTGCCTCGTGGAGCCAATATTGCTAATTTACGATGTTTTTCAGGGTCGCCATCAGGATAAGTTAACGTTTTTACAATTATAGATTCTTGTAAAGGTCTTAACTTTAATGGTCTTTGTTTGTTGTCGATAAGATATGCTTCACAGAAGGCTCTAAGTAATAGAGTCATCTTCTTTTCATCTTGTCTACATATATCAAAAATCTTTTCTAACTTTCTGGAGTCGTGTGCAGCTAATCCACTAATCGCGGATTTCATCTGGTTTTCTTTCTTTATCGCTGTCATCTATTATCTCCTCAAGTATTTTAGAGAAACTCTCACTGTTCTTTTCTACTACAGTTGGAACTTCTATATTAAGAGCACGGAACTCAGTATGAATATCACGTACAATCTGGTTTCTTTGTCGCAGTAACTCTGTTCTCGCGTTAACATCCCGAATGCATACAAGAATTTCTTCCCAAAGCAAGTCTTCAAGCGCGAGATTGCGGGCAAGAAGCCGGACAAGTTCTTTATGTCTTTCATATTCCCCTTCTCCGACTCTTATGCGTAAACGCCTTTCATACCCTTCGACGTCCATTACTTGGCTTCGTCTAGTGCGGCCTTAACTTTAGATTTGACTAAAGCAGCAAGCTCATCATCCTTCTCATCCCAAGCTGTAATTAATACATTCTTGACTAAAGAGTCTTTGACGTGCTTCTGTGCAGTCTCGTCCATTTTATCAAAAGCTTTCATTTGTGCCTTTGTTAGATTTTTATCTAGCATTTCCATTAATTCAGCTTCGTTATTCTTCAAGTATTTGAAAACTAACTCTTTAACAGCTGGTACGGTATAAGCGATGTAAGCACCCATACCTAATACAACAGCACAAAGTGCCATCAATAATGGTTCGTCCATGATAGTATCTAATAGACCTGATTCTTCAACAGTATCCAAGATAGCAGTTAGGTTACCCTCACTGGTTTCGTTTGTATCTGCTGTGTTGTTATTGGTTTCGTTTGCCATAGGTTTGTCACCTGCTTACATATAATGCAATAGCACTATATAAAGCTTTCGTTGTGTGGCCCCAGAAGACGCATTATGCGTTATATTTCCTGTGGTTCTGTGGTCTGTTAGGAGCCACAATTATATTAGAACGCTAGAGTATATAAAGCTTATGCCTAAGCGTCTACTACTAATGCGTATTCGTATTTTGTTCCGACTTTGTGAATGCTAATATGGCGTATTGTCTTGGTATTGGTTATTGTTTCTAATTTATTTTCCAATAGTACAAGACATGCTGCCAAATTATCTGCTCTTTCTGTAAAGTCATTTACTGCGTATAATGCCATTTTTTATCTCCTTATTTTTTCTTTGCTACAACTTTTGTTGTTTTATGCTCGTGTGCCTGCTCGTTTGCCTCTATTAACTGCGATTGCTTCTGTGCTGATGCGTTATAATCAATAACTGCTTGTGCTTTAGCTTTATAGAAAGCTGTCTTTTCTGCTTGTTCCTGTTTCCATACATCTAGAGCATCTTTGATAATTAGAAGAGCTGGCCCACCTAATATAGCTATCAAAGTCGTATATGCTTCAATATTCTCAAGAACTGCTGCATCACCAAGTCCGCTATGTATAACGAAACCAGCGAAACCAACCCAGAGTAAAACTAAAGGTACTGCAATCATAAACATAAACACATCATTAAATGTGGTTCCTTCTCTTGCTACATCTTTGTCGTTTGCCATCTTATTTCTTTCCTTTGGTTTGGGTTCTATATTCTTTACCAATACTTTTTTTGGAGTAGGAATTTTTACTAATGGTACTAATATTGTCATAATGCGACGTGCAACATGAATTAATATCATTAAAAATAGGATAAGCGCGCAACCTGCCATAGCTATTCCCATATATGTTAATATATCTATTGGTTCCATTAATCATTCTTCCTCCTCAAAATTCTCCTCAAAGTTATTGAGGGTCACTTCTCTCATCATTGCTTTTAAATCGTCCATTTCAGATATAATTTTCGCTAACATATTTGTAAGTACAAGCATTTGGTTTGCTTTCATTCCTCCTCGCCTATGCTTTCTAATAGTTTTTTATATCTATTCATTTTTTCTCCTGTAATAATAACTTAATCTCTGC